CTATGTAAAGGAGATTGCGGATGCCAGCACAAGACTGGACCAGGGTGGTTCGTCCGAAAAGGGGCAAAGGCTCCGTTGATGCAGACTCAATCCCCGTAGCAGTCATCGTTTCTTATTATGGTGGGGAAGTAAGAGAAGGCAAGAGCGCTAGTGTCAAGTGTTGTATTCACGATGACTCTAGGCGTAGCGCAGTAATGAATACGTACGACAATCTGTATTGGTGTCATACGTGTGGCAAGGGTGGCAACTCTGTCAATGTGGTGATGGAGAAGGAGAATCTGGAGTTCAAGGATGCAGTCAAACGAGCAGTCGAAATTGTTACTGGAAGCGGTCACACGTTACAGTCAAAACATAGACGAGGCAACGCTAAGGTATCTCGAAGGACGTGGAGTATCTAAGCAGGTAGCCGAGCAGTTTATGCTTGGCACAGTAGTTGATCCTGCTGCTGGTCACGACCAGTGTGAGGGTTGGTTATCCATTCCCTACATCACGGCTTTGGGGATAGCAACCAGTGTAAAGTTTAGAAGAATAGATGATGGCAAGCCTAAGTATGGGCAACCCACAGGGCAGAAGTTGCACCTGTATAACGTCAGTGATGTAACTATTGACTCATCTCATATCGTGGTATGCGAAGGTGAGTTGGATTGTGTGATCGTCTCAGGAGTTCTAGGTATCCCAGCAGTGGGAGTTCCTGGTGTTGCTGCGTGGAAACCACACTATGCCAAGTTACTGACTGGCTTTGATACTGTCTATGTAGTAGGCGATAACGATGTGAAAGAAGATGGAAGTAATCCAGGAGCAGAGTTCTCTAAGCGCGTTGCGTCCGAGGTTGTGAACTCTGTGATAGTAAACTTACCTTTAGGTATGGACATCAATGAGATGTACCTACAACGTGGTCCAGAAGAACTAGCAAATCTATTAGGAGGAGTGAAGTGAGTGAACAAGAACCAGTCTCTCCAAGAGGCAGCAAAATTATTGATGGATATGGGGATGATAATACTTTCGATAGACTACAAGGCTGGGACGATAACCTGTCAGCCGATGCCCGTAAGAAAATAAATGACGAGTTCATCAGAGATGTCTGGCGAATACTTGATACCGCAGGAAATCTGCTCATCCGCAAGCATCACGATTACGGCCCGAAGAACATCGCTCACTCTCCAGGTGGCCCACTCAACGGACTCCGCGTGCGTATGTGGGACAAAGTGGCTCGCATCAATAACCTCATTGATAGCGACGTATCTCCCAGCAACGAAAGCCTCAGAGATTCCTTCTTAGATCTGCTCAACTATTCTGCTATCGCAATGATGGTACTTGATAAGACTTGGCCTGAGTTACCCAATGACTGAGAATACATTGTTAGTGATATTACTTAGTTTGCTTGTTGGCTTTGGCATTGGACCGTTGCTAGCCATACTATTACTTGAACTAAAGGATAAGCGTCGTGGCTACTGAGAAGTATTCGTGGTACAAAGCAGACCAACGCCGTAAAGAAATTGCTAGAAAGAAACGTGAGAAGGCTGACCGATACGTAGAAGAGATGAATAAGAGAGCCAATGACCAATCAACTACACCCATCACTCGATGATCTAGTTCCTTCGGTGGTTGCTAGTATCCACCGCAGGTTCAGAACGCACACAGAGAAGGCTGACTTGTTACAAGAGGCGTGGGCTTTTGTTCTCTCACGCGCTGACCACTTCAACCAGATGCTCTCTGATGAGTCTGAAGTTCAGCGCAAGTGGAACGAGAAGAAGGTAGCGTGGCAGATACGCAGACATCTAGAGCGCTATGCTCGTAAGGAGAAGGCCGCTAGGTCTGGCTATCATCTCAACGATGAGGCGTACTATGACACAGTTACTATCTCTCAACTATTACCTTTCGTTATCAAGAGCGCTATCAACAACACCTCACTAGAGCAGAGCCAAATCCTTATCAATGATGGCACACCTCGTAAGCCCTCTGCCCCTGCTGAAGGTGGCAACCTATTGGCTACGCTGGTAGATATCAAGAAAGCCTATGAGAAATTAGAGAAGGCAGACCAAGAGATACTTCGCCTTCGATTCCACGACAACCTCACTCTTCAACTCATCTCTGAGTACCTAGAGTGTGCTATCTCTACTGTTGATCGTAAGTGCAACCAAGCACTACGCAAACTACAAAACCATATAGGAGGCGAAAGCCCTTGGCAATAGTCATACAACTTTCCCAAGCAGAGGTGAGAGTCTGTACTCTCGTCGCTGTTGAACGTTGGCTAGTCAAGTTCGGGTCAGAAGATAGACCAAACTACGCTGCTGGTAAGAGGTTCGGTAAGTTAGAACCTGAGATCCTCGCCAATATCAGAGCGAACGTAGCAGAGTGGGCGGTCGCTCGCCACTACAACCTCGCTTGGAATATGCCTTGGTATCCTAATGAATTACATAAGGCTCGCAAGAATATCTCTGACGTGGGTGACCTTGAGGTACGCACTATCAGAACGCAGAGTGCTATCCCATTTTGGAAGAAGGACGCTGGACGTACAGTTGTAGGTGCGAAGGTACTTGATGATGAATATTTCTCACTTATTGAAATCTATGGCAAGTTTCAGGCTGACGAATATATGATAGAGCAGTTTGCCGATCCTTCTATTGACGGCTGGCGCGTACCTGTGGAGTTACTAGAAGTATGAAGTACGAATACGAATGCCCTGCCTGTGGCAACGTCATCCTCATTCTCAGATCCATTCACGATGTTGAGGTAGATTATGACTGCCCTCAATGCGGTTCAACTGTCAATAGAAAGTATGAAGCCCCTGCCATAACGTTCAAGGGCAAGGGCTTCTATACTACTGACTCGAAAGGATAAGGAACGAGTTAGTAGTTCTCTATCTTACACCCATCTTTGTAAATAATCTATCGCTTTACTAGCCCAACCTTCTTCAATAAGATGAAGCCTTGTGTTACATAAGTGACACAATAAACCTCTTACACATTTGCCACAAGTCTTTTGAGTTGGACAACAGGAATGATCGTGGTCTATGTGAAATCTTCCTCGCCCTCCTGAGTCTGGACTTCCACAGATAGCACAACAACCGCCCTGCTCTGCGAGCATACGCTCATAGTCCTCGTATGTAATCCCATACTTATACTTTATGGTCGCTGATATCTGACGGCGTGGGTTCTTGGCATAGTTATCTTTGTTCCACTTCTTGACGTGTTCAGCGTTAGCCTTTCGCCATTTTCTATGCCAAGCATTACGCGCTTCCTTAGTCTTGTGTGGCATCAGTAATGCCCTGCTCTCTGATGATATCTCCAAGCCTGACAAGGAGATCCAAAGCGGATGTCAATGTAACGTAAGCCTCGCAGTATTTGGAGTTCAGGCTCTCGACTTCTCTCTCCAAGGAGTTGAGCAATTCCGAAAGCACTTGATCGTGGGTTCTGTGCGAAGTGGTCAAACCTGCTCTCACGGGTCCATAAATCGTGGAGGCAGAGCCACTCTCGTCCTCTCCAACCAAACGCAACCCACGCGTATTGCTTCGCCAGTTTTCTGTTCTCATTCTTCTCCTCCCACGTTGCCTTCGTCCTGCTCATCTCCGTTGGTTTGCGTGGATCTAGGTGGTAGGTCTTGTCGGTGTGTAGAAAGAGAAACACTAAAGTCATTAGCGGTAGTGCCAGCAATATCCAGCCACGCCTTTCCATTAGCCTCATCTTTAGCCTTCTCCTGTTCCAGAAACTCTCTGTATTGGTCGGGGTATGCCTTGCGTAGGCGCACAAACGCTCTCGCCCTCGCCCTCTGGTAGTTACGGACTCGCACGGCTCGCCTCTCGGCTGACTCTTTGCGCCTAACGATCTGATTCATTGAGCCTATCCTCCCACACTATGAGCAGGTAGGCAAGGATAGTTACTAGGATTACGCCTAAGAATATCATCGCGCCCACTCTTTCTTGGGCTTGGGTTGGTATTCCTCCCTCTCACTCACCAGCAGGGAGAGCAATAGGTTCGTCACTTCTATCTTATCGGTGACGAGGACGGGCTCTTCAATGTCCTCCTCATTCCATACTGATACGAAGATAGAGTTGTTGAAGCCCTTACGAAACCACTTGATAGCCTCACTCGCTCTCGCCCCTCCCCATTCAATGTCACCCTTGTAGTTCATTACCTCATAGAAATTGATTAGTTTCATACCAATACCCCTTTCGGTTCATAGTTCGTTAGTAAGACCCAGCCTCCTGCTTGGTCTGCGGTAATCTCGTAGGCTTCCCCTTTGCTATCGAGAAAGTCTTTAGCCATTATCAGGTTAGCGTAGGCTAACTCAAACCAATATGCCCTCGCCCACTTGAAAGATACAGGTGGATCAAAGCGTCCGTCTTGCGCCTCCCACCCTACACCCTGCCATTCCATTGAGGTATCCCATAAGTTCTCAAAGTCCTCCTCTGTTAGTTTCATACGCTTGCCTCCACTTCATAGTCGGGTTGTGTCTGTCCTCCAACAAGACGCGGTTCTCCCTTGAAATCCGCGTTCTCAAACATTTCTCTTGCCTTCTCCTCGCTCTCTGCCTCTATCTCTAGGTCATACCAGCGTTCATATACATACTTGAACTTATACTTAGCCATTGTTCTTCTCCTCTTGATAGTTGATTAGGTTGAGTTGATTCAAGGCATTGACCATACGGATCAGGTTATCTCCTGCTGTCTTGCTGTCTCCCTCTGTCATAGCCTCGACTGCTAACTTCTGACATAGGTCTGCCTTTGCTTGATAGTATTCTTTATTCATTTCCTTCTGCCTCCTTGATTAGTGTTACTGCCTCGCTTACTTTGTCGTATTCTCCGTCGTACTCCCAATTACTGATGGCAATTTCTAACGCCTCTTTGATGAGATTATTCACTTGCTCTCCTCCTCTTGTCTAATTAGGTCATCTATTTCAGGGGCGTACGACATACGCCCTGCTTTCTCGCTCTCCTCCCCACAGGGGGTTTCAGCGTGTTTTATCAGCGTTCGATCTGAGAAAGACCAGCCACACACTCCACACTTAGGCATTGGCTCCCTCTTTCTCCCAGTCTTGTAGTTCTCCACTCACATAGCAGACATCTACCTCAACAGTCCAAGCGTAAGAGTTGTCCATTTGATCGAGTTTCTCCTTCGCCTCCTCTGATGAGTTGGCCCTGATGTAATAGATTTCTGTCTTGCGTAGTCCGTACTCTCTCACTTGTTGCCCTCTCTCTCTTGTTGTTGTTCTATGTCTTTATCCATACCGCAGTCATCACACATCACTATTCCGTTAGGTGGGTAATCCTCCCCGCACACTAGGCAGATATCGCTCATCGCTTACCCTCTCTCCCTATCTTGCTCATTAGGTAAAGCCCTAGCCCTATCGCTAGGCAATAGACCAGCACTTGCCCTAGCCCGTTGGTCCAGTTAGTTGATACCTCAAACACGAGCCACCTCCGCCTTCAATTCAAGGACACGGCGGGCGATAAGGTCAAAGGGGTATGAGCCCTGCCCTTGTAGCATTTGAGCAATAAAGAGGGAAGCGGTGTCGCTAATTTTCTCCTCTACCAATTCCACTACTTGCGCGGTTAGTGTCTCCCACTCCTCCCGCAAGTTGTCGGAGATAGTGGCTACCTCCTCGCCCTCTTGCTCTAGTAGTGAGCGATAGGTGTCGTAATCATTCTCTGCCACTAATAGCCAATCATTAGCGAATTGTTCAGCGTAACTTGTCATCTCTTATCCTTTCTAAGTGGAGGCTAATTCCTCCCCTCCCCTCAGGGTAGGCTATCCCTGAAGGAAAAGCAAGCATTAGAACTTTTCGGCTAGTGCGTCGCGTAGTTTTGGATAGTTGGCAAAATCTTCTAATGTCGCACGAAATAGAGCCTTGAGGCTTGAGGCTGTCATCACCTCTTCCATAATGAGATCAGGCTCTACGAATAAATCACCAGAAAGGGAACTCAGGATCGCATTTTGTGAGGTCATTAGTTAGCCCACCCTTTCAAGGTCATTTCACAAGCCCACACATTCATTTTGTTGCCGTTACTGTCCAACACCCAAAAATTGCCACACCCGTGATCATCAAGGGTCTTTCTGTCCTCGCCTGAGATCAGGCTTACAGGCTCACCTTTTGGGCGGGTGTAGCCGTGCCACACCTCACGATTCAATTCATACACATAAGCGGTCATCTTTTATCCTTTCGTTTTGGTCTGGCTCATCAGACGGGGGAGACCAATCCGCCCGTGACCGCCCTTGCGGGCGGTTTCGCCTATCCCCAAATGATTTCTCCATAGACCGCCATTTGTAGGATTAGATCGGCGGAACAAGCGTCGTGATGCCCTAAATCTTCAAGGGCATAACCAGAACAGTGATACAAGCCAAGACCTACGCCCGAAACAAAAGCGTCTGTAATCTGTTTTGGGGTGAGAACAACATCTCGCAATTCGTCTGTTTTCTCATCTACTACAACCATTTCAATGCTTCCGTTTTCGTAACTGTTCATTGAATGAATCCAAAAAGAAACATCGCGGGTTGGATAGGAAGCGATTTCTAAGATGAGTTTTTGTGAATAAAACTTAGTCACGGGAATCTGTACATCTTGGTTGTTTTCAATGGTTTTCACTGTTTTTTATCCTTTCACGAGTGAATCGGTGTTGATTCACTAGGCACAGGGTAACAGAAAAAGGGATAGGTGAGGGTCTTCTATCCTCTTTTGATTGGGTCTGACCAGACAAACCTTTCAAGGGTAATCACTCGAACACTTGTACGATTTAGCAACACTCTTGTTGCGTAAATAATTAGTTGAACATTCAACTATCTGTAAGGCTAAGGTAGAGGTTGAGGGTTAGGTCTGTCGGTCTTGAATCGGATTTATTATTGGAAAAGAATTATTACAAGGCAGGGGCGCAGGGTGCCGACGGTGTAGTACGCCCTCCTGTCTTTCAAGGCATATCGGTCAAAACGGGCAGGTCGGACAAGGCAGACAAAGCAGACAATACGGAAAAATCGGACCCCGTAGTGCTAAAAAACGGGCGGGTGTGTACTGTACTCCCCAACTAAATATCTCGCCTAAATAAAGCCCGATATGTCCGATTTGTATACATAAAATGCCGCGAATAAGGTGACTTTCGTCACTTAATAGAGAAATGCGATATTTTTCCTGCCTTAAGTATAGTAGGGAGCAAATGCGGAACAGCCCTAGCATTTGCGACCAAACAGGGCGCTGCGCTCGCGCTACGCGCCTGGTAACGGTTACCAACTTACCCCCTTGCTCCTAAGGTCGCTTCGGGGCGCTCAAGCCCCGCTATGTGGTGCTAGGCACCACTTTTAGTGGGGAGTAATCCATCCATCAAAGGATCTAATGACAGTCACGCCCAACAAGACCAAAGAGTCAGACAGAGCAAAGAGGGTAATCCTCCAGTGTATGGCTGAGGGTATGACTGTGGAAGAAGCCTGTAAATTGGCTGGCAAATCCATCAAGTCCTATGAGTACTATCGTAAGTCTGATGATGCTTTTCGCAGCCTAGCAGATAGAACCCGCCTAGGATCCATCGAGAAGAACTTTGCGGATACTGCGGCCCTTGGCCTAGATTTCGTCACCTGGCGCGAAAAGTACCTCAAGTCCAAGACTTTCCCCCACCAAAAGAATCTGATAGATGTGATTGAGGGTAGGGACCCATCGTGGCTTCATCCCTCTATGAAGTATGAAAAGGGCATCGGCGATAACCGCATCCTTTTGAACATCCCACCGAATCACGCAAAGTCAATGACGGTGACGGTGGATTATGTCACCTACAAGATTGTTAATAACCCCAACTTTAGAGTTCTCATAGTTTCCCAAACCCAGCGTTTAGCGGCTGACTTCCTTTATGCTATAAAGCAGCGACTAACGCATCCAATGTACGAAGAACTACAGCAGGCCTACGCCGCTGGGGTTGGGTTCAATACTAAGACAGCATCCTGGCAGGCTACCCGCGTCACCTTTGGTGATGAACTCAGAGAGTCATCTGAGAAAGACCCTAACCTCGAGGCTGTGGGTATCGGTGGTCAGATCTACGGTAAGCGTGCCGATATGATCATTATTGATGACGCTGTGACCTTATCCAACGCTAATGACTTTGAACGACAGATCAAGTGGCTTACCCAGGATGTGAGATCACGTCTCAACCCCACAGGTAAACTGGTGGTGGTAGGTACTCGTGTAGCAGCAGTAGATTTATACAGAGAACTACGTAGCCCAGACCGTTACCCTGGTGGCTTGGTTCCTTGGACCTATCTGGCGATGCCAGCCTTGCTGGAGACCAACGAAGATCCTAATAAGTGGGTTACCCTCTGGCCTTACTCTGATATGGCCTTTGATGGACAAGGTGAAGACCAGAAGACAGAAGAAGGTCTATATCCTCGCTGGAATGGTAAACATCTCTATGCTGAGCGTCAGGCTATGGATGCCTCTACCTGGGCTCTGATTTACCAACAACAAGATATTTCCGATGATGCCATCTTTGACCCAGTATGTGTCAAGGGTTCTATTGACGGTATGCGTAAGGCTGGAAGGTTACAACCAGGTGCTCCTGGTCATCCCAGAGATTTGAATGGCTTTAGCGTTGTCTGTGGCTTAGACCCTGCAATGGTGGGAGATACCGCAGCAATCTGCTATGCGATAGATCGTGTAACGCATAAGCGTTATATCGTTGATGCTATCAAGATTACTAGACCGACACCTGCTCAGATTAGACAGTTGATTGTAGATTGGTCCAATGTCTACTCACCTAATGAATGGGTGGTAGAGCGTAACGCATTCCAGTCCTTCCTTACCCA